TGAACCTCAGATCCGAAAGATAGATGAGAACTATACTCAGAATATTCAACTCAAGTCACTGGTGATTATTATGGATAAGGAACTTCTTAACTCAGGGTTTAAGTTTTCTGCTGGTGATTCTTTGGTACTTACCTATCGAAAGAGTATGTCATTCGTCCTTGCTCAAAATAAGAATCTCAATCAGACAGTGACAAATAAAGACAAAGAGATCCTATTATATAAAAAGCAGGAAAGACAGGCTAATCGAAATGGAATTCTATGGAAGATATCTACCGGAGTTTCTACTGTACTCGCATTAATATTCGCATTTAAATAAATTATCTATTATGGCAAAAAAAAGAACAATCTATGTAGCCGAAGAGAACTATTCAAAAGTTACCAATTGGCTAAACAATTCCAGAATACAATTCTGGAATGAATCCGGAGCATTCCGGTTTGATCTTCTTACTGCAATAGTTACTGCAGTCGTTGTAGGCTTAGTTGCCTGGGGAATTTCAGCACTTAATTAAGTCATTATGACAAATAAAGAAAAAGATGAGATCCGTAGTATTATAGTCATACTTGAAAGACTTCTTTCGCATTCAGAAGAAGTTGCAGAGAGAAGACTTATTGTAAGTTTTCAAGATCCTGACAGAACATATACTACTGGTGAAAGACAGTTAGATCAGAGATTAGACTGTCGAAGCGTGGCGTAGAGAGTACGCCTTTTATAAATAGTTTTTTATTAATCTTAAAATCTTATTTATGCAACCAACAATCGGAAGAATAGTACTGTATCACACTACAGAGAAACAGAGGACTGACATGAAGAACAGTCCTAATTGCAATGAAGCTGTTTTACTACCTGCTATTATAGTAGCTGTGTGGGGGCCTGTTACCGTCAATTTAAAAGTTGAACGTGATGGTGAAGGTGAACTTTGGGTTACTTCAGCTACTGAAGGAACTGAAGAAGGTAATTGGGAATGGCCAAAACTTAATTTTGACAAACCTTTAATCTAAGTTATTATGGTAATGAAAAAGAAAGTGTTGCCTAAGAAAAAGACAACAAAGAAGTCAAAGTCTAAAAAACCCAGAACATCTAAAACCAAAAAACCTATGATGGGTGGTGGTGGTGGAATGATGGGTAGTGGAGGAGCTGGAGCAACTGTTGGTAATATGGGTTACTAAAACTTATTATTATGGCTAAGAAATGGATTCAAAAAGCAAATGCAAGTATCAAGAGCCGCGGAACAAAAGGCAAATGTACTCCTATGAGTAAACCAGGATGTACCGGACGGGCCCGGGCACTTGCAAAGACTTTCCATGCAATGGCACGTAAAAGAAAGGCTAAGTAATGTTTAAAGAGGTCAGTAAGTGGTCACCGGTAGTAAGTGAAGGTATTCCTCCAAGAGACTCAATGTATTATGAAAGCTTCTGGAGTGATAACAAAGAACTGATAATGAATGGTTATTCGGTTGGTGATGAGAAGATAACCGGAGACCATTACTGGTACCTCAATTTCTGGAAGATCCGTGGAATGAATCAGGCAACCGGAAGAAAAGAGATAATCTTTCCAAGGTTCATAGATCTCGATCATGAATATTTTCACATCTTCCAAAGGGCAAGAGATCTTTCAAAAAATCTTGTAGTAGTAAAAGGAAGACAACAAGGATACACAGAGAAGCATGCAGCGATCGGTGGTAAGGAGTTTACGTTTTTTAAAGCATCTCAGACAGTCTTCGTAGCCGGACTGGAGTTCTATTCAGACATGTTATTTAACTCATGCCTGAGAGGTCTGAATGATTTGTACGATACAGAATATTACAAGAGGCGGTTCCCTGATAGTGCTGAATATCTAAGGTCCGCCTTTTTTGATGATCTGGAAGATGAAGATGGTAATATAACAAAAGTACTACGAGGATATCTTTCAGAGATATACAAGATAACAGCAAAGAATAACCCTCAGGCTGTATCATCCAGATCTCCTTCTTTTGTAGTTTGTGAAGAGAGTGGAGTATTCCCTGGTGTTATACAGACATATGGATTTATGAAACCATCTATGTGGAGTGAGAATAAGAAAACCGGTATGTGTGTATTTGTTGGTACTGGTGGACTTATGGGACAGGGAGCTGAAGAACTTGAATACATCTTTTATCATCCTGAAGAGTTCGATTGTCTGACATTCGATCTGTATCAGTTTGATAAGAATGTTGCCAAGGGAACAAAGAGTGTAGGATTCTTTTCTTCTTCAGCAAAGTATCACATCATTGATTCGGATGGTAATTCACTTATAGATCTTTCTACACAGGATCGTCTTGCAGCCAGAGAAAAAGAAAAAGGCAAGATGAAGGAATACCATGAGATAACACAGCATCCGCTTATTCCTTCAGAGTCATTCATGATACAAGGTGGAGGATTCTTTGGACCACAGGTTGCTATGTTACTTAACCGAAGGAAGACCCGGTTAAACCAGGAGCCGATTCTCACAGAGTTTATAGAATATGGAAAGCTTGATTGGGTATATGACGATCATGGAAATGTCATAGATGTCAAGTGGATCAATGACGATGGTGGAAACATAATGATTATTGAACATCCTGAATGGAGAAAGAATACACCAGATGGTGAGTCAGGTCCTATCATTGATAATATGTATAAAGCCGGTACAGACTCTTATGATAAAGATGAAGCAAATACTTCAACATCAAAAGGATCTACTCATATCTATAAAGGGTTTGTAAATAATAATTATACCAGTAGGTTTTGGGTTGCCAGGTTGATTGAACGTCCGGAAGAAGCTGAGATGTTCTATGAGAATTCAACGAAGTTATGTTACTATTACAATGCCAGAAATCTTATAGAATTTTCTAACATAAGGATCTTTGATTGGGTTAAGAAGAATGGTTTTGAATATCTCCTGAGGGAACGTCCGGAATTTGTTTTGGCTTCCTGGGTGAAACAAAGTAAGGTAGACAACCGTTATGGTATCGATCCGAGTACTAAGATCTTCTGGTTAGGACTTCTTAAAAAGTGGTTACTTGATCCTTTTTTTGTTGACCATATGTATGATATTGAACAGATCAATGCTTTTTTAAAGTTTAAATTAGATCCGAAATATAATTGCGATATAACAATATCATCAGCTTTATGCGCTGTACAAGAGCAGGAAGACAAAGAGATTATAACAAATGAACCGGTTAAAGAACAGATTAAAAGACCGATGATGCGGTATAAAACTGTGAATGGCCGATTTGTAAAAATGATAGACTAATGGAAAGCAAAGCTACACCATTACAATTCAATCCACCGGTCAAAGACAAAAAGTGGATGGAGAGCATAGTAAGAAACATTACTATGTTATGTGGAACTTCTGAACATGAAAAACAGAAGGATCTACTTTGTCAGCGTTACTTCGATGGTAAGATAGATGAGAGTTCATTTGACTACCTGAGAAAGATTGATGATTATGAGATGCCGGCTCATGTAAGGCATATTCCTATCGTAAGACAAAACCTTAATCATCTTATAAGCCAGGAAGTACGAAGAGCATTTAACTTCCGAGCATATGCAATAGATGAAGATTCATTGAGATTCAAACTAAAGAAACGTGCTGAAGACTATGTAAAAGCTATGGATGCCAATGCAGAAAGAAAGTTCTTCATGATGCAATCTCAACAAGAACAACTAACTCAAAAAAAACAACAGATAGAACAACTTATGCAGGGTCAACCTAAGACTCCTGAAGAAGAAACTCAGATGACTGCTCTGAAGCAATTGTATCCTCTTCTTATGACAGAGATCAACTTCAGTTCCAAGGCAATAGAAAGAGAACTTTTCCTTTCAAAAGAAGAGATAGATAAGATCGATATTTATTACAAGTTTGACTATTGTGATTTTGTCGAGTTGAAAGCTAACTCTATTCTTAAGTATGCAGCCAAGGCTTCTGATGTTGGTATAGCAATGCAGAAGAAATTAGGTTTTACAGATAAACTTGTAACCGGGAAAGAACTATATTTTGTAGATCTTATTGAAGGAAACAAGTATCCTATTTTCAAAAGACTTCATCCATTCAATGTATTCTGGTCAGGTGATGGTGATAATGAATGGGTACAGGATGGTCAATGGGTTTCAATAAAATACCGTATGAGTCCTTCTTCAGTTATTGACTGGTTCCCAAATATGCCTGCAGAGACTAAAAAGAAACTTGAGAGTATGTCTACTCTTATCGATTATGGAAATCTACAGACAAGTATGAATAATGGAGCAATCTTTACAGATAGAAATGATACTAATCTATATGGAGGATCCAGACTTAGTACAGGTATTGAGACATGGTTTGTTTTCTGGAAATCTTCCCGT